GGGGAACTAATGCTCGCCGTAGACGAGACGCGGGGCTCGATTCGCTTATTCGTTAGGGTCTGGGTATCCGTTGTCCCGACGATAGCCCCGGACGGGGCGGTAAGAGACGTACTCCAGTTGTTACCATCCGAGACCGCGATTCCCGAGGCCGGGTAAATATCGGCTCGGCCAGTACCGAGAATCTGAGCCGAGCCGTTAGTCGCGTCCTTTCGAGTCACGATTCCGAGGTATTGGACCTCGTTAGTTCCACTCGTCGGGGCCGAGTTCGTAAGCCCGCCTCCCGCCGCGACGTAGAGTTCGTCCGCGAGGTTAAACGAGTTCGTATTTATATCCTTAATAAACCCGAGATAAAGGATAGCGCCCTCGGCCTGATCCGCTAGGGTCTCGTCGATAATCCCGATAGCGGGCATCTTCGCCGGATTTGACGCATCCGCCGCCGCCACGGTCGGGACGAATCCGACCGCGGATATCTGGTAAACGGGGGTCCCCTTAGTTAGCGTTCCTCCGGAGTCGTTTTTAACGCGACCCCAGAGGACGCTAGCCGGGACGGTATCTTCCGGGACGGTCTCCCGGATAATCCCATCCGCCAATGTAAGCGGGCGCTCGGTAGCCATAGCGGATTAGGCCAATACGACGGGCGCTTCGGGCTCGAAGTTAATCGTCGTCGAACTAAGGCCCATTCCGATAGCCTGAACCACGTTACCCGAGCCACTCGGAGCGGTCGCCGTCCATCCGCCCGCGGTCGTCGAGAGATACAGTCGTCCGCCGGTCACGGTCGTAACTTGCGTATTCGTACCCTCGAAGTAAACGGTCGCGTTCGCGGGGCTCGTCGTGCTAGCCAATACGAACCCGTGAGCGAACTTACCCGTGGTCGTCGCGTCGGCCTTGCGGGCCTTCGGGGTTCCCGAGTCGTTCCAGATGTTCACGAAGTCGCCCGCGGTCAAGTTCTCGGAAGTGGCGAGAACCGCCGTATCCGCGCCGATACCCACCGGCAATACGGAGTTATCGAGTCTGCCCGTGCCGTCTAGAGCGATGATATCGCCCGCATTACCCGCGCCCGCCGAAGTCACAGTCGCTTCGAGTTCGGTAATTACGCCCGAATTATTACGTAAATATTTATCTGCCATTTTAAAAGTCCTCGGTTAAAGTGCGATAGGTTCGCGGAGTCTGAAGAAAATTCGAGTCGCTGTCTCCGCCGTTGCGACAATCTGAGAAAACCCGCTACCACTTGGGGGCGTCTGGGTAAGAAGCCCATTCGTAGAAGCATAAATCGGGAGCGACGTATTCCACGTCCACCCGTTAAATTCAGTATAGCCAAAAAGAAGAATAGTCACAGCCTCGCCATCGTTAGCCGCATTCGTAGAAAGCCCTAGGATTTTCCCGAGATGCGCCGAATTCGTAGCGTCGGCATAAGAGACGGTCTCATCGGAGTTCCCTATTAGGAGTCTTTGCCCACCAATAGCGCCCGAGGCGAGCCGCGTAAGAGTGTCTCCTCCCGCGGGGCCTTGCGGTCCCGGCGGTCCCGGCGGTCCTTGCGGCCCCTCGGAGATAACGGTAACGACGGTAGGAGTCGTAGTCTCTGTAACTACGACCGTGTTTTCGTCGGTAACGACTACCGTACTCACGAGCGGGTAACCTCCGGCGAGATGGTTACCGAGCCCTTAAGAAGTCGAGTAACCGTCCCGTCCGCGGACTCTAGTTCGAGGTCATAAACGCCGCAATATTGAGTAAGCGCCGCGGTCTCCGTGGCCGTAATCTCGATAAGAATAACCCAATCCGACTCGAACGAAATTCCGCCGTTAGAGGAATCGCTATCGAGCGTAAGGAAAACCTCGTCGCTTTCCGCGTAGGGGCGAATCTGCATACGAGCGCTATAGCCGGTTAGGTCCACCGGGACGGATCCATCGGCGAGCCACTCCACAAGGAGGCGGAAGGTCGCGCCCTGCTCTATCGTTACGTTATATGTTCCTGCCGCCATGCGAACCTCTACGGAAGTTTGGGAATCCACTCCGCGGAAATATCCCACGGTCTCGGCTTCCCATGAAAACAAATTACCCGCGCTCCGGTCGGTAATCCCCGTCGGCAGTCCCTTTTATAACTGAGGACCTGCCCCGGGAAAATATCCTGCCACTTCTGCGAGCGCCCTATATATCCGTTTAAGAATCCCTGATCACCCCACAATGGGAACCGTTTATGAGTCGAGATAATGCGCTCCGGATTCTTGATAAAGTTAGCCCACGGCTCCGCTTTATCTCTTTCCGCAATATACATAAAGCCGGAGCCCATTGTAGACGGGTGGTAGAAATCTCGCAGTACCGTGGTCCTGCCGACGGACCTAAACGGTTCTATGCCGCCGAGAATCACCGTATCGAGGTCGAAGTAAAGGAGGTCTCCGGCGATAGCATCGCTAAAGAGTTCGAGTTTAGACCACCACCCCGGGAAGTTATGCCGAAGCGGAACCGTCGTTACGCCCGGGACCGCGGTATCCGTAAGCGCCACTAGCCCGGGGACTTGCGCCGCGAGCGCTTGAACGTGCCGCGCCGAATACTCCGGCCCGGACCGTAAGACACATACCGGGGTCACCATCCGTAAAGGTACTCCATTTCGCGAGGGCCGCCTTCGTTCGGCCACTTGTCGAGGAGGCGCATTCCATACGATTCGAGAAGTCGCCCGGACCGCCCGTTCGCTATGCCATATCTCGCATTAAGCCCATTCTCCTCGAACATGATTACCGGCTTATGCGTTTTAATTGTTTCCTTCGCGCCTAGAATCGTCGCGTATTCGCACCCTTCCACGTCGATTTTAATAAACGTCGGGGAAAGGCCGAGCGAGTCGAGCGTAATAACCTCGTATTGATCCCCTGCGACGACGTGCCGCTGCCCGGTATTGTGCCCTCCATGCTGCATACCGCACCGGCCCGGAGCGCTTCCGAGAGCCTTTTTTACTACGGTCACGTTAGGGAAGGCGATTCCCTCGGCGAACTCCGAGGGCTCTATCGCCACTACACTCTGGAAGTGAAGAGATAGACACTTCGTTACAATGCCGCGATGGGCCCCACAATCCACCGCGAGCCGTAAGTCGCTTACGTATTTAAGCGCCCGCTCTATGTCCCTATGCTGCCACGTCGGCGGAAGTTCTTTTAGTTCGGTCATCCTATTAGCCTCTCATATTCGTTGAACTGCCGTGTTTGATCTTTTTTCGATTCGCCCTTCGAGAGTCGATGGGCGATTACTGTAGTAGTCGGGATAGGGCGGCCCTCTCTCAAAATAAAAAAGTACCCGGGAGGTACTTCTCGCGTTCTAAGCCCCCAGTCTCGCGCCTTCCATGTCTGATCTAGCGCCGATTCGTCCGTCATATCTCCGGTTCTATTACACCATGCCTCGATAAATTCGAGCATGGCCGGAGTGTAGTTAAACCACATCGTACCGACGTGCCACGTCCGGCGACGATATTTAGGGTCCATCTTCCGCGCTTGAAAATCGAAGTCGCCGCTTAAAAAGAAAACCGGCGGTTTAAAGATGCTTCCGTCCACGTCCACCCACAATACCGGGCGCTTTGCCTCTTGCAGACATTCGCGAATGTAAAAGGGTTTAATACACGAATTCTGTATATAGCCGCCCCTAGATTCACGCCTCTCGATTCGATGCTCTAGCCCGAGGGAGTCGCATTCTTTTATCAGCCGCTTCGAATGCGCCTCGTACTCCCAGTCCGGAGTGAAAAAAGAAATAATTAATGGAAGATCCACGCTATTTCCCATCCCTCAATAATTCGTCAAGGCTCCCGCGCTCGAAACATTTAAGGTCCGTATCTCGACTCGCGTTAATAACTACCGATTTCCCGGCGATTTCCCCCGCCAAGCGCTCAAATTTTACGTGCCATAGATGGATGCGGCCCGCATTCCCGAGCCCTTGGGGGTGGTCTCCGTGCCAATGTTTTTTACCATCCGGCCCGTATTTAACGTCGTAGCCTAGAAGAATTATCTTCTTCGCTCCAAAATGCGAGGCTAACGAGACCGCCGCCGCCCCAGAGTTACCATAGGAGGGCATGGTTACCCGAGTAGTTCGGTTCTTCGCGGCTAGCGCATTATTAGAAAATCTTTCGCCTAGGAATGTGGCGTCAATTTCCGAGACGTAATGATTCCAAAAGGTTCGGTCCATGGCGAACATACCATCCGCCCACGGGGCTAGTTTAAACGTAGTATTAACCACGATAACGCCCCGCCGCTCTCCGTTAGCGGGCTCCGTCATACGCCATTGGCGCACCAATTCCACGTCATTAACCGTTAGGCTCGGCCCGGAGGCGATACATACCACCGTGTCCCATCTACCATCCCTCGGTCGGTCTCGTAAAACCTTGGTCTGGTAATACTCTACCTCGCCTTTTTTGCGGAGAAACTCCGCTTTATGATCCGGGATATCGACAATCTGCCCGCGCTTTAAGGCCCCGAGTCGGTCATCTCGAATGACGCGGCTTAATACGTGTACCTTCATCGGCTCCCCTTCGTTGGATTACCTAAGTATTACCTAAGATTAACTCATCGCCCAAAAAAAAGGGGGGCTATAAAGCCCCCCGAATGTCCTAGGTAGTGGACTAGTTAGGCGCTAAACGCGCCGTAGAGGATGGCCGAGGGGCGCTCGACACCGAGGCCGAGGCGCTCTTCTGCCCGGATAGTAACGAGGTTCTTCGTGAAGTCGTCGTTAACATATCCCATTTCGATAACAGCACCCGAGCGGCTATACAGCACAGCCGCCATATCGAGCGCACCGACAAGGAAACTCCCCGCCGTCATGTGGTTAGACATAACCACGCGGACGCCGAAGGGGTTAGCCGAGGCGATAGTGCCCGGGGCGCCATACAGATAGGTTCCGGTTCCTGCACCTTCGCGGGCTCGCTCCATCGCGCCCCAGTCCGCCGGGTTCACGATCACGGTATCCGGCATAAAGCCATCCGCCCACAGTTGGTACTTAGCGCGATTGATAGCATCGACGAGGAGATCGTCGCTAACAGCCGTGTAGGCCGTGTAGTTACCCGAGTCGGTCAAGCCCGAGAGATTCGGAGCCGTGCCGTTACCGAGGAGGAGTTGACGATCCACGCGCTGCGCGAGGCCGTCACGGAGGCGAAGGTCGATATACTGAACCACTGCCGGAGCATCGGCGAGGAGTTGGTTAGTTACCTTGATGAAGTGAGCAACGGTCGTGATGTTGACGTTGTAATTCTCGAACGTCGCATCCGACTCAGGCTTCGCGCCACCCTGCGAAACTTCCGCCGCCGAATTCGTCCATGTAGCCTCACGGAGCGAGTTAACAGCGTTCGAAGTCACCGGGATAGAGCGGAGAACTGCGCGGATGGTCAGGGGGTCGAACACGCCCGGAATAACGCCCGGCTTTTGCATCGGGAAGGCGGTCGTTCCAAGCGACTGAACCGTATTCTTCACCTCGACGCGGGCCATGTGGCGGTCACCGGCCACGAGAGCGCGGTAGGCTTCCGACTTGACGAACTGCTCGCCCGCCGAACCCGCGGCCTCGACCGAAGGGCTCACCGAGGCCGAAGTCATTTTCTGGGCCAATTCGGTAACCGTCTTCTCGAACTTCTCCGAGAGAGACTTAACCTCGGCGCGAATCTCGGCATCGGCTTTACCCGACTCCGCGATCTGTCCGTCGTACTTCTTAACTGCCGCCTCGATGGCGGCTCCGTGCGCGTCTAGCGCTGCTTTAATCTGATCTTCCATTTTAAATACCTCTAACTTTGGTAGTGGATGCGTTAATCATCGCAAGAATTTTAGACACGTCCTCGTCTTTCTTCGCTTCCACTACGCGATCACCGCGAGTGAGGGCCTTAACGCGACTAACGAGGGTCGTAGCGTCTGCCCGCGAGAACCCGCCTACATCGCGTAGGAGGGACTCGATTTCCTTTAACGACTCTGCCGCGTCGATTATAGACTTAACCGAGGCGACCTGAGCGTTAATATCTGCGGGCGATTCTACTACGGAAATCTCGATTAGATCAATTTCGTAGAGGTCGTCTCCGCCGTGTTCGTTATCCATCGCCTTAACCGGGCGATAACCAATCGAGAGACCCGAGATAGCGCCATGCTTCAAAAGAGCGTAAACGTCTTCGGCCTTCGAGTGGCCCGGGGTAAGTTCGCCCTCGACATAGAGGCCCTTCTCGTCCTCGTATAGTTCGGTCCATTTCCCGATAATCTCGCCGTGATGATTCCACCGCATCTGTATAGGGCGGTCGCGGTTCTCTAGCGTTTTGACGTAAGCGCCCGGTATGATCGTATCCCCGTAAGAGTCTACGCCGTTAAAGACGGACGCATACCCGGAGAACGACCTTCGGCCTTCGGCGAATTTAATATCCGCCTTTTGGAAGTCGTGCAATTTATGACGCATATTCGTATTGCTCATTTTCTCGCCCTCGTCGTCGCGGTCTAATTCCGCGGCCTTTTGGTTAGCCCATGATTTACCGGGGTCTCCGCCCCATAACGCCCACGCGATACGGCCCGCCGACGGGTAGCCGTCTTCGCCCGGACTGAACCCCTGCCCCTGCTTATCTACCTCATGGCGAGCGAAATAACTCACCATCCGGCGAACAGTTCGAGGCGATAAGTCCGTCCTGTTCGAAAGGTCGCGGGCCCGAGCCACGCCGACCGCCGTACCGCCGCGCCCGAACTCCTCGCGCCATGCGAGGCCGCGCTTCGCCTCCGCCGCCATAGCCTCCGTAGGCTTCAGGTTAACCGGCATTCGAGCCCCCCGGGAGCGAGCCCGGAGCCGCGCCCAGTTGGTCCACCGGGACCATATTTACCTGAGATAACAATTCGTCGCCGCCCTCGATATCCGTTAGGCCTTCGAGCCTACGAACTTCGTTAGGCGTCATAATCGTACCGGCTACCGCCGTGCGGTATGCTTCGAGACGTGAGCGAAGATCCGAACGTAACAAGCCCTCGAAGTCGAACTCGACCTCGACATTCGCCGCCCTATCCTCCTCGGTTAGAAGATGGCGGAATACGGAGGACTCGATCCTTTCGAGGTAAGGGCGGAGGGTTAACTTATAAAAGCCCGAAACAATCTGTTCGATCCCAGAGCCCCACGTCGTCGAGGACGACGTATCGTTTACCATTACCGAAGGGACGCCGAACCATCGACAAATTTCCTCGTTCTGGAACTTCCGCGAAGCGAGTAGTTCAATATCCTGCGGGGATAACGAAATTTGGTCAAACTTCATCCCGGCTTCGAGGACGAGGAGCCGGTCGTCGGTCCCGGTCGTAAGCGCCGAGAACGACTGTCGAGCCGCGGCTCTTTGCTCGGCGGTAAGGAGTCGGTCGAGCGAGAGGACGCCCGAGGGCTTCCCGCCGTTGTTATAAATCTTCGTTACCGTCTTATCCGCGGCCTGAGCGATGGAAATAATATTCCGCCCAAAGGCGAGCGGGGACTTACCGATAACCGCGTTACCGTAAAGTTTTAAATGCCATATGGACTCAGCCGAGAAAACGTCCACATTCGCATCTTGCGTATAGGTGTACATCATCGAGCCGTTATCGAGTAGACGGGGCTCGACTTGCGCGGACATGAGCGGCATTAGGCTACGGGGCTGCCCTCCGATTCGGTCCACCTTGCAGTAGGCGTTACCATGAAGGACGAGGTTAAGCATTACCGTTTCGAAAAACTCCACGCGAGTCTGGTATCGGTTCGGCCCGATAGCCATAAGGCGAGCGAACCAATGGTCCGGGAGAAGGACGCGCCCCTCCGGGGTCGTTCGGTACACGTTAACGGGGAGAGATGAAACCGTCTCGGAGAGAAGCCGGACGCAAGCCCACACCGTAGAGACTTGCATGGCGGTCTCTTCGGTCACTGGAACCGCTGCGGGGGTCTCGTAGGAAGGGCCCGCGTACTGAATTCCCGCGTTCCTCTGAGTAGTAGAACCCCCTAACATGGAGTACAGCGATTGCCAAAACGTCATAGGCTAGCCCCTATCGGATTTAATAAAGCGTCGTTAAAGGCGTAATCGTCGTCGTTTTGCTCGCTTACCGCCACGGATACCGCCATCGCTAGCGCCACCATGCCGTCGATTCGCCCGCTCGATTTCGCCTTGACAAACTTACGATTTTCCGCCGTGTCCTGTTGTATTGTCGCATTTTGAGCGCACATTGTAAGTACCGGGTTATTTCCGTGCCGAAGTTTCTGGTTAAGCAAGGCGGACTCTAGTTCCCGGAGCGCCGGAGACATAGAGACGTAACCCTGTCCGAAGTCCTTAAACCTATCAAGTTCCTGCGTATTAAACCCGACTTTTTCTAACCACGGCTTTAAAAATCTCATGTTATAGCGGTCGAATGCTACCGCTTTTACGTCGTAGGAACTGAACAATTCGCGCAAATGGGCCGCGATAAATTCGTATTGGATAGACGCGCCCGGGGGAGTCTGAATAAAACCGCTTCGCGCCCAGAGATCATAAGGTACGCGGTCTCGCTTCGACCTATCGACAAGCCCTTCGGCAGGAAGCCAAAAACTCGGGTATACCTGATAGACCCCCTTAACCGGGGAGACGCCGACGAGGGCGGTAAGGTCGCCGACCGCGGACAAGTCGAGCCCAAAGTAAACGGGCATCCCTCGCTCTAGCGGGACGGCCTCGCCCCCGCAAGCCTCCCAGACGGAGCGAGAAACGAAAGGAGCGCGGGCCTCGACTCGCTGATTAAGAATCAGGTTACGGAAAGTCGATTCCTGAGAGGGCATTCTCGCGGCTTGCTCCGCGAGTTCCTTTAGGTCGTCGAGCGAGCGGAATAAGTCGAGCGCCGGATTCGCGGCCTTCCATGCTTCGGGGTCGCGAAGGTCGCACTCAGCCGGGGCCGTGTAAAGATGCGAGACGATACGCGGGTCCTTAGAGGTCGAGGCGTCGTCTAGCCATATCGAGAAGAGGTCGGAGTCGGTCGGGGCTTGCGTCGAGATGGCGATAAGGAGCGGGGCGGCATGGGCTCCTTGCGAAGTCGTAATCGCGTCCACGAATTCCGAGGTCGGCCCGCGAATCTGCCCCACCTCGTCGAGGATGGCGAGTACCGGCGAGAGGCCGTGAGCGGTCGAGCCTTCCGCCGCGAGCGCTTTATATTCGACGTTACGCGCTAGGCCTACGATCATTTTTCCAGAGGGTACGATTCGCGTTACTTTTTCGAGGGCCGGGTTAAGCCGAATCATCTTCGCGGCCAGTTTGAAAATAAGCGCCGCCTGTTCGCGACTCATCGCGCCAGAAACGATCTGTGAATTCTGGACGGCCTCGGGTCCGCAGATATGCGCGAGAAGGATTCCCGCGATAAGCGCGGACTTCCCGTTCTTGCGGGCGATACCGAGGTAAGCCCGCCGGGTCCCCGCCGGGTTATCGTAGATATCGAGAATGAACTTCTTTTGAAAGTCCGCGAGCGCAATAGGCTTACCGACGTGGGCCCCCTCTGGGACCCTCCCGTAAGCCTCGATAAACGCGATAACTCGTTCGCCTCTCGTCATGATTAGTTCGGCATCGGTTTAGCGAGGAGCGATTCGATAGACTGCCCCGCGAGGGCCTCTTCGGCTTCGCGCTCCGCCTTCGCGGAATTGTTCAAAGTGCGAGCATCGGTCCCGGTCTGGTTAAGACTCATCGAGCGGATAAGCGCTAACTGTTGCCGCTGCAAGGTATCCACTACGCGGAATAGCGGATTCTCGATCATGGTTCCGCGCTTGTTCTCGATGAGCGGGCCCTCTACGTCCAGTTGCGCGAGGAAGCGCCGGATATCGGCTTCGAGCCGAACCGTCTTAGCGAGAATCACGAGGTCGAAGTCGCGCCACGAGTCCCGGGAGCGAGCCCGCGTGAACTGATCCCAGAGGACGCGCTCTACGTCGTCTCGGAGTTCGACTCCCTCGGGTAGTGGCATGGGTAGGTCGGCGAGATTATCGAAGGCCTGAACCGCCGCCATTAACGAGTCGTTTCTCTGTTTTCTAGTCATGTTGTTTTCTTACCACTTGTTGCATTTAAGCCACAATAATTAAAGAACGTGCGCGCACGCGCATGAGGTGGACGTTACGTTATAACATAACGTTGCATTTTCGCCACAATAGGGG